TTGCTGCCTGCCGCGGCCACCAGGGTGGCGACGATGTGGCCGGACATCGGGACGTCGCGACCGGACGAATACGGCCGAGCTTGACGGCCGGCTGATTCCATCTCGCGCATCCCCGCGGTCATGGCCCCTAGCGTGGGCGTGATTATCAAAATGCGCCCGAGGTCGGCGTTAACTGATTCGAGATACGCCAGGGCCTCGCTTATTGTCAGACCAGGGAGATCGTAGCGCGTGACGGCGTACGGCGTTGAGACCGGGACCGCACACACCGGGTACCCTGTGAAGGCGCGGCGCACTTCGGGTGTAGGTGTGGCCGTCAGCCCTATGTGGTGACACCTTTGCCGCGACATGTAGAGCACGAATTGCATGTCAGCCGAACCCTCACTGACTTCGTCGAGCAGCACTAGGTCCGTTCGGGCGAAAACGAGAGCGCCGTATGAGATACGCGAGGCGAGGTAAGCGTACGTGCAGACAATGAATCCCGCAGCAGGCATCGCTACGCCGCGTTTGACCCACACCGCCTGGGTTTGCTCGGCGGCCAGCGCCCTGCGGGGCACCACCATGATTACGCGGGCATAGCACCTCATCGCGAGTCTTGGTAGCGCCCTGGACTTGCCTGTCCCCGTCGGGGCAGTCACGAGGCACCCTGAGTAATTGCGCAAAGACGGCAGTATACGGTCTTCCCATGTCGTCGCCCACACGTCGTTCTGCATGGCGCCACCCTGGAAGGTCCCAGGGGCCTCGATGAAGGTTGCTGTTACCGCCATCAACGCTAGCCTCTCGATCAGTGCGCCGCAGGCGCGCAAGGCGTGATGCGGCACGAGTGGCACCAACACATCGTCCGGGATGATGTCGACAAGGAGATACACAAGCCGCTTGAACGGCATGTTCACGTCCCTTGGTGACAGCGAGGCGATCGCCAGTGAAGGTTCGCCAGTGCCAGCCCAGACGACGCCGCTGAGAGCGCCGTACAACAACACGGCGTCCTGATAGAAGAGCCGGTACGTCATGTGCACGAGGCGGAGCACGGGGTAGTACTTGAACTGGTTGAATCCATAGATCGTG